TGGGGAACACCACAAGCGTATCGCCAAAGCCCTTGATCGTGTAATAACCGGCGAGTGCAAACGCCTGATGATTGCAATGCCTCCCCGTCATGGTAAGTCCCAGCTTGGGAGCTACCTGTTTCCGGCGTATCTTATGGGTAGAAACCCTGACACAAAGCTAATTGTCGGCTCCCACACCGCGGAGCTTGCTCAACGCTTCGGTAGGATGATTCGTAACCTTGTCGATGACGAGAAGTACAAGGAATTGTTCCCAAAGATGGCCCTGTCAGTTGACAGTAAGGCTGCCGGTCGGTGGAACACGGCCCAAGGCGGTGAAGCGTTCTTCATTGGTAAGGGCGGTGCGATGACGGGCCGTGGTGGTAATGTTGTCGTGCTGGATGATATTTTGGACGAGCAGGATGCTGTGTCTGAAACTGCGATGGAGAACACGTGGGAGTGGTACACGTCAGGCCCTCGCCAGCGTTTGCAGCCGGGTGGTGCGATTATTGTTATTAATACGCGGTGGAAGACAGACGACCTGTCTGGCCGCTTGTTGAAACAACAAGGTTATTTGAAGTCAGACCAGTGGGAAGTTCTGGAGTTTCCAGCTATTTTGCCGTCCGGTAAACCCCTGTGGCCCGATTACTGGAGCCTTGATGAGTTAGAAAAGGTCAAGGTATCTATTGGCTTGAAGAAGTGGAACGCTCAGTGGCAGCAGCAACCAACGAATGATGAGGGTGCGATCCTGAAGCGTAACTGGTGGCGCAAGTGGAAGTACGATGATCCACCGGAGTGTGAGTATCTGATTCAGGTATATGATACGGCGTACTCAAAGAAAGAGACTGCTGACTTCTCTGTCATCTCGACGTGGGGCGTGTTCTACCCTGATGCTGACTCTGGTGCAAATCTGATGCTGCTTAATGTGCGCAAGGGCCGTTGGGACTTTCCTGAGCTAAAGCGCATGGCCAAGGATGAATACATGTATTGGAAGCCTGATAATGTTTTGATTGAGGCGAAAGCTACCGGTACTCCGCTGCAGCAGGAACTTCGTAAGATGGGCATCCCTGTCACAATGTTCTCCCCGGGCGGGCGGCGCTCGGGCCAAGATAAGGTATCCCGCGCCAATGCCGTTGCTCCGTTACTGGAGTCCGGCATGATCTGGTATCCTGAGGGTAAGGAGTGGGCCGAGGACCTTGTAGAGGAATGCGCGGCTTTTCCTAATGGGAACAATGACGACCAAGTGGATACTGCGGTGATGGCTTGGACGAGATTCCGTGCTGGTAACTTTATTGCGTTGGACACGGACGACGATACGGAAGACGAGCCTGATACAACACCGGTTGAGTATTATTGAAATGCCGCATAAAATGTGGTAAATATTTGACAAGGACCTCGGACCATGGCCCAACAGACGTTTGAAGAGTTAGTTGCTGCTGTTAAACAAGCGGAGAGCCGCGGCAAGCGCTACAAAGATGATGGTAAAACTCTGACCACCAGTCCCAAGGGTGCCCTTGGTGAGATGCAGGTTATGCCCAAGACCATTACGGATCCGGGCTTTGGTGTAGCCCCTGCTAAAGATAAATCTCCGGATGAGATTGCAAGGGTTGGTGTGGATTACTTGCAGGCCATGAAACAGAAGTATGGCGATACAGAGAAGGCTTTGATTGCGTATAACTGGGGACCGGGGTCCACGGACAGGTGGTTAGCTTCTGGTGCTGACCCAAAGAAGTTGCCGGCGGAGACCCGCACTTATGTAGAGCGTGTCAAGGGATTTCTTGGCAAAGATGTTTCACGTGAAACAATGGCGAAAAAGGAACGTGAGCCTCTGCCGCCGTCCCTGCCTCCAATGGCCCAAGCGGATCAGGCAACTCCTGCAAAAGCAACAGTCATGGCAAGCGCAGGCAAAGGCATGCCGGATATTAAGTCCATGCCTGCTAGTTATCAAGCCGCTTTTGCTTTAGCGGCTTTGGCGGATGCTAAGGATGATGAAAAAGAATTTGACGAGAACAAGGAAACCGAATCAGAAAAAATGATGCGGGAGTACAAGCCTGTCAATTATTTGGCATCGCTTGATTTAAGCGTTACACCTGTGATGATGAAGGACGGCGGTGAAGTGGACGCTGAAGAGGATGTAAGCAAGCCGTTTATTGGCAATCCTAATATTAGCAGACAGGTTGGGCAAGCAAGAAGAAATGCTGCAATCCAAAAAGCCAGCTATCGTGATGAAGTAGCCGAAGCAAAAGATACCGCACGCAAGGGTGAGGCTTATCAAGAGCTTGAGAAATACTTGCAATCGCGGGATGCAGTCCCCAACGTAAAGGTAACAAGCTACTTGCCTGAAGGCACTCACGGAATGTTTTCTTCGGATAGACCAAACATTACCACGGGTAGCATAAAAATTAACAAAAACCTGCCTGAAATGTTTATGCCTTCAACAATAGCGCATGAAATGACACATGCTGCAGACAGGCAGATGGAACAGCAGGCAATGGAGCAGGGCCTGTTTGGCAAAAGCAATCAATTTACTGAAGCCTACAAAAAAATGGTAGGTAAAGAGGGTAGAAACCGCACACAACTTCTGCGTAAGCGTTACCCAGAGTTTGAAGAAGACAATCGGTACTACCGGTCAAGGCCAGATGAAGTTGCAGCGCACGGTATAGGCGCTTATTCCGGTCCAGTTATGCAAGACAGCGCGCCGCGGCACGTGGATGCTACTGCTGCAACGGAGCTTCGTATTCTGATGGATCTTGCTCAGAGGAACGTGGACAAAGGACCAACAGGTTTGGCTAAAATTCCTGCGTTTTTAAGAAAAATTGAACCTTACGCCAACGGCGGTGAGGTTGATATGGAGGGCCAAGAGATAAAGTTCTCGACGCAACCACCACAAACTCCTGCCAGTGCACCTTTGCCTGCTACTCGCAGTGCAAAGGAGTTAGATGCGTACATAAAGGCGTTGAATCCGGGCGCAAAGATTTCGTATTTCCCTGAAAGGGGCGATGTTTTAGGGCACGTTAGTTCAAAAGCTCAAGATATTTTAAATATCCAAAAAGGTTTAAGTCCTCAAAAGGATGAAGAGACTAAATTGCATGAGCTAGAGCACAGTCTTGGGTTTAGGGGTGGTGATCCGTTAGGTCGTCCAAAGATAAGCAAAGTAGATAACAACTACAAAGCGTATTACATGTTGGGTGATTGGCGGCCCATGTCGCAGTTTACACAAAACATGGTGGATAACCGTGAAAAGCTAGAACAGTTCTTTGGTCGTCCTTTAACAAATGCTTATTTCAAGCCAGAAACTTTAGAAGTTGTCCGTAAGCAGCATGGTGATACCTCAGCTTTGTTTGACGAACAATTGGCATCCTTGTCTGCGCTGGAGCAGATAACAGGAAAGTCCTTAACGCGTGATCCGGAAATGAAGAAGTTGTTTCCAAACGTTCGGGTGATGTCTGTTTATGATGCGTTGACCGGCCCCCGTCAAACACGATTAGATCCTCGTGATTTGCCGCCTAGTACGCCACAGCCGGCATACACGTACAGGGATAATCCTGTCACGCAGTTCTTGCACAAGAACCTATTGGGCGACAATTTTTATCCATACCAAAAACCTGTCCGTCGCGCAGACGGAAGTCCTGAAGAAGGCGAGCGTTTAACCCCGCAACAGATGGAAAGAATCGCGGCCCAAGAATCAGCAGAGCGTGAAGCGGCAAGCAATGCTGCTTTTATTGCGCAGAAGTCGGGTATTGGTCGCAAGGCAGGCCCTGTTTCTCAGGCTTTGCAGTCTGGTCAGGGGCAGATAGAGTTTCTTAAAGGCATGACCAACGTACCGCAAAATATTTTGGGTGCTCCGATGGATATTTCCAACATGATTGCCAACGTGTATGGTGGTGGTGTTGAAAAACCGTTCATGGGCAGTGAGTATCTGAAGGAAAAATCACGGGCCGCGGGCCTAGGGTTTACCCCATCTACCGATCCAACCCTAGCCGGCTTCTATGGTGCTGGTGATTTAGGTAGTAACCTTGTCAATCCGGCTGGCGTTACACGCACGGGCGTGAAGGCTGCGGAAAAAACAGGGGAAGCAGCCAAGATGTTGGCCCGTGATTTTCAAGGCTACAACCAGCAGTTGGCAGTTCCCGGTGCTTCGTATGCAATTCGCAATAAAGGCACACCGTTTATTATGACGCCGGAAAGAACAACTGTTTCTAGACAAGTTGTTCCAGAAATGAATGAAGCGGATGCGTATGCAGATAAGCTGGCTCGTTTTGTAGACACTGGCGCAGGTCGTCGAACGGATAACCCTGCACTGGCAGACTGGTTTAGGTCTAAAGTAGGAGCATATCTGCGTCGTGATTTTGGAACCGAGCAGGATCAGATGGTTCAGGCCGCGGATAAAGGTTTGAAAATGCATTTTATGTCTCCTAGGTTTTTAGAAGACAGGCCATATGCGCTTTCGCGCAACATTGGTATGGATCGGGAACGGGAAGGGTTTCCAAAAGCTGGTTTTGCAAAAACAGCAAAAGGGCAGGAAGCAGAAGCAATTATTGACTCTTCCATTTACCCAGTTCAATTGCAAGACGTGCCAGAAAAATACGTACCACCAAACATGAAGCAGTTTATGGGTACTAACCCTGAAATGCGTTTGAGCGAGATGGGAACTTCTGTAGACGAAAACTTGAAGCTTGAAAAGTTGGCCGATGAAATGGACAAGATGTTTAATGAAACAGTTTTTAAAGCTTATGGCGAGCAAGTGCCAATGCCTAAAGATTACGTTTTGACAGAAAAAACATTGGAAGGTTTAACTCCTGCGCAGGCATCTAATCGCGTAGCATTAAAACAAGAATGGGCAGCTAAAAAACAAGCGGAATTTGCAGGTGTTGCCATTTCCAAAGATCCAAAAATTGTAAGCCACAGCTACGACAACGGTAACAAATGGATTAGCCCTGCGGACTTAGCAGATAACGCAAAGCACGAAGAAATGGTAAAAGACATTGGATGTGCTGGTGGCTGGTGCACGGACAAGAGCACGTATGCGTTGGATGCTGGCTCTGGCGACAACAGGCTAAACATCTTGCTTGACAAGAAGTTTGAGCCACGTGTGCAGATTACTTTAAATAACCCAACACCTAGCATGAAAGATTTTGCGCTGTACATGTCGGAGATGGGTGACAATTCTGTAGCCACAAAACTACAGACAGCTAACTATGGGTGGAATACAGTAGGTGGACGCAACAGCGTAGGAGTAGACGCTTTAGTTGAAACGGAACTTAAAGCTATGCCGGAATACTTGGACTTTATCAAACAAAATCAAAATACAAAAAACATTACGGAAATTAAAGGCCAGTTTAATACGGTTGATTTAAGAAAATCTCCGTATCTTAAAGAGGTTCAAGACTTTGTTAAACGCCAAGGTCCGGAATTGCAAACCGTGGACAACCTAGACGGCATTAACATGGTGGACATGCGGGACAAGATGCCAAACCTAAGTCAGTACGGTAAAGAGCTCTTAGGTCGCATGGTAAAACTTAACGGCAATTCTTATTTTGCAGGCAAAGATGAGTTTTCTAATTTAATTAAAAAAGCCAGCGAAATGCCTAACAACGCAGCACGCCAGATCCAAATGAATATGTTCCAACCTCCCGCAGAAAAGGCGTATGGGGGTATGATCGAGCGCCAGCCCAACGATAACCGCAGATATCTGTAAGGACACAACATGCCAATTGAAAAGAACATGACAATCGACGACTTGCCTGAGGGCGATGTCGCCGTTGAGATGGAAGATGAGTTGCCCTCGGATATTGACATTGAGTTTGATACAGAAACAGGGGAAGTTGTTGTAAACATTGGCGCAGAAGACGACGATGTGGCCTATGACAGCAACTTAGCCGAGATTATTGAGCCTGATGTCTTGCAGCTTATCTCTTCTGATTTGATGTCGCTGTTTGATGCTGACAAATCTTCACGCAAGGAGTGGGAAGAGCAGTACAGCAAGGGCATGAAGATGCTGGGCTTTACCTTTGAAGAGCGCACCAAGCCATTCAAGGGCGCGTGCGGCGTGCAGCACCCTCTGTTGACAGAGAGTATTGTTCAGTTCCAAGCCCAAGCGCTCAAGGAATTGATGCCCGCGGGCGGGCCCGTGCGCACGCAGGTGCTGGGCAAAGAGACACGTGAGAAGTTGATGCAAGCGGACCGCGTGCGTGACTTCATGAACTACCAAATCACGACAGTGATGGAAGAGTACACACCTGACTTTGATCAGTTGCTGTTCTACGTTGGCTTTGGTGGCTCGGCGTTCAAGAAGGTTTACTACGACGAGACTAAAGGTCGCATGGTAAGCGCTTTGGTGCTGCCAGATAATCTGTATATACCGTATACAGGCTCATCGGTGATGAGCGAATGCCAGCGGATCACGCACCGCGTTCCGATGTCCACCAACGATTACCGCAAAGCAGTAATCCGTGGTCAGTACTTGGATACAGCGCAGATGACGACTGCTGCAGAGACAGGCCAGAGCATTATCAAGAAGGAAACAGACCGCACTACGGGTGTGGATCCTACTGGTGTGGAAGAAGAGATCTGTTTGCTGGAATTCTTGGTTGATTTGGACATCCGCGGCTTTGAGCACAAGGATG